GATATTAAAATCAGGTTTACCAGGTGCAGTAATGCCTCTTAAATATTCAGTTGTTTTTTGAGTTAATAGTGCTTCATCAACTTTAACATCCCCTTTATCAATTAAATCCTGCCCAATCGCCATTTGATTCGCAATGTCTTTTAGTCCTCGGTTGTTCAAGGCAGCCGCCCATCTAAAAGTATTATTATTATTTGTGCCTGTGATTGACTGAATCATTTCACGAGAGGCATTAGTATCGCCTTGAGCTGCTTTTTGCAGGTTAGAGACCAATTGAAGTTTTTGATTGGGAGGCGCAGACTTCCAAAAAGTTTTCATTTCTTCCTGTTGCTGCTTAGAAAACGGATTTATAGAACCCGTAGTTGATCCGCTAGCTTGATTTGTAGCAACCATTTTTTGGATATTACTACTAACAATGTTTAATGCTTTACTATCCCCTTGGATAATTAAAGTCGTAGGTGCCTGAGTTAATGGGTTACCAGTTTTTATTGAATAAGCTAATGCCGGATCATTTTTTTCTTTATCTAATAATCCTGTGTGAATCGCCCGCATTTGATCTGTAACGAACTTAACATCCTGTGGATTGTCAGATTTTTTTGTTTTTGCCTCAGCCTCATAAGAATTGATGAAGGACTCCCTTGCATCTGCAGGCATTGAGTATAAAAGCTGAAATACTGGCAAACTTCTATTTATTCTGTCGAATTCACTTTGAGATGTCGTGCCTTCAACCTTAGAAGATAACTCACTAAGCCTCAGTGCTGAAAAAGGAATGCCACTTTCAATATCTTTTTTAAAATCACCTAGAGCCTTTTTCCCGTCTTCATCTTTCCTTTTCGCCTCAGCAACCAAATTTCTATCATAAGCGTCACGATAGCCGATTGCTCTACCAAGTAGAGTTGGGATATGTCTTGCCCCAACACTTTGGGAAAATTTACTATTAGGATCCTGTAATGCCACAATGTAATTATCAAGCTCTTCAGGGTCCTCTTTATATTTTATAATTTCCGTCATAAAAACATCAGCATTGTTGTCCTGAATTAGCTTGCCAACTTTTGCTTGAGTTTGTGGTGACATATAATCTTTGTACTGCTTAAAGTACAATGGTATTGCTGAAGAATCCCCGTTTGTTTGCATTAAATTAATTGCACCCAACAAAGCTTTGTCTTGCTGCTCTTTAACAAATAAATCTATTTGTTGTTGATTCCACCCTTGAGTTTTGCCATAGTCTTGCGAAGCACTGTTTATTTTTGCAAGAGATTGATTTGTCGTTTCTAAGTCTGAATAATTAAGATTTACTGAGCTCGAATTAGCATCTATTTCTGCCTCAAAAGCTGTCTTTTGAAATTTTTGAGATTCAGTAAATAAGTGCTGGGACGTGATACGGTTAAGCTGTCCACGTACATTAACCAAGTTTTTATTAAATAATTTACGCTGACTAGGATTAGATAAAGTATTTGTTTTCTCACTAGATAAATTTACAAGCCACTCGTTAGCCTCATCAATTAGAGATTGCCCAGACTCCCTTTTTAAAGCTGCTTCGCCTTTAGTATTTAATAACCCTGTTTTAGGGTTATATAAGTAATCATTAACGCTATTTTGTACTTCTGCAATAACCTGCGATACTCGAGCTTTGTCTGCTTCATCTTGATATGCTTGGTATGCGTTCAAACTAGAATTAAGGGCACCAACTAAACTATCGGTTTTATTACCAACTAAGCTAGCGGCTTCGCCTGCTGACATGCCGCCACTGACTTGCACATTTGGAACGCTATTGTCCGAAACTTGTCGATTAAATTGTGGGATACGCATTAACTAGCTCCAAACCAATTCCAATTATAATTTTGCCATGACGCGCCTTGCGAATTACTGCCACCTATACCATAAAGGCTTGAAGCAAAGTCAGAACCGCCACTAGATGCAGAACCGCTTTCAATCCCGCCCCCTAAACCGCCTTTACCCATACTTGAACCAAATGCGGCAGCAGCTTCCCCACTAAGGTTTAGTATCGTGCTTAATACAGGTCTAATGGACTTCGCAGCAACACGATAATTTTCGGCTTGATTGCGGTAATTTGTGGCTTGAACCTTGTGCCCCCAAGACTGAAGCGCAGCATTGTATTTAATTGAATCAATATCACCTTGAGCAAGCATCTCTGTTGAAGCAAGTAAATCAATGGCTGAACCTTGTGTTACATCAATACCATTCTCCGCAAGGGCGTTAATTTGGCTTGATTTAAAGGCCGAAATGTTACGCTGATAATCGGTTACAGCATTGGTACCGTCTTCAATAGCTTGCCGAGCCTGATTATCTGAAAGGGTTGCATTGTAAAGGGCGAGCTTTTCTTGGTCCTTAAACGCCTGTTTTTGCGCTTTCATTTTTGCGTAATTGGAAAGCGCTTCTACACCTTTAACCGCTGCATATGCATATGGATTTGTCATAACGCCCCCATCACGAACGGATGAAACATTTTATTGTTCGCGCCGTATGGTTCCGCTTTTTTTAAATCAAAGCCAAGTCTTTTTAAGAAACGTATAGCATTCTCGTTTTTTTCATACACATGATTTACAAGAACGGCATACTCCGACCGCATTTCCTTTAAAATACTTTGACATTGTTTGTAAAATTCAAACGGATATTGTTTTATGAAATTTGTGCCAAGTAACCATGGGCAACCAACGTTACCTATTAAACTTGACATTCCAACGCCACAAATAAAAAGCAATTTACCGTTAACTACTACAGTCCAAGCATCACTTGAATGCTTGATAGACATTTTGATCATCCAATGAAAGTTGTCATTGAAGTACGCTTTCATTTCATCTTTATCGGCATCGCGCAGGTTTTCAACAAGAATACGAATATCGCGCTCAGTTGGCTTACGAATTTCAATATTATTTCGTCTCATGTCATTTTTACCTCAATTGCCAATAGCTTCATAGGTAAAGGTTTATCATGTTTTACAGTAATTTGAATGTCACTTTCGTAAGTACTGTCAACTGGTACCTCTATTAAACCTGAATACAATTTAAGAGGGCTACCATAGCGCTCATTACTGCGCGGTTTAAACTCATCGATTGGTGTACGGTCCTCGATATCTTGGTTCGCACCGACCAAAATGTTTTGAGACTCTCTTACTCTTAGGTGAACTTTATTGACGACTTTAGGTTTAACGGGGTCATTTTGTTCTTGAAAAATTGGCAATGTTTGTAGTTCAGCTTCATAATTCAGACCAACCCAAATATTAGATAATTCACGTGGCAGTTTTATTGTGCCGTTTTCTACTTTTACATCGGGTTTAACGCCACCATCTGCAAATACAGATACTGTTTGTCCTTCAAGCCAATCTAATCCGGTTAAAGTTGATGTAGGGCTACCCTTATACTGAATGCTGCTATCTAAATAGCACTTATCCTGCATATCTAACGGCTGCCTTGTAAGCATACGTTCAATGGTATAAAAACCGTCACGCTCAATAAACGCATATAAAACAGATTGATCATCCTCCGGTATTTCTGCAATAGACAAAAATTTACCGTTGGTGTGATGCTCTGCCCAAGCCCAAACCTGTTGCTTTGGCTCATATGTTAATGAAAGCAAAACACCATCGCCACGTACAAAATATATAATATTCAAAGGGTTACGCAATAACGCACAATCAATAATTTTTTGCCCATCAAAAAGTTGTGGGCACATTATTGATAAGTCAATTGTTTGATAAAAAGATGCGTTGTATCCGCTTGCCAATGATATTTCGTGTACGTGCCCCGTTTGATCAGAGGAAAAAATTGTAGCGCCATCAACTTCAACGGGTGTCACATCATTTGCACCTGTACTGTACTGCTTGTTCATGTTCACACTAGCAGCTGTTACGGCTCCATCCGCTGACATTTTCCAAAGGGCCCCACTTGTCAAAATAAGTAAATCACTCATTGTAACTAGGTGTTTAACACCGTTACCGTCGCGGGCAGCAAACCGTATTTGAATTGAATCTGTATCTTGAGTAGGAATGTGGTACCCGAAATTGTCATCCGTTGCCGTACGCGACATGCGAATCCATTGGGGCGATTTATAACCGCCGCCATACACTTTTCGCTGCCCGTGATATGCAACTGCGGTCGGGTAAAATTCAAAAGGATTACGAATTAATGGCGGTGTGATTGAACCGTTTGTCTCAATATTATCGTCTGTGAAGCTTGTTTCAGTTGTTTCACCAATAAAGCTTGCTAAACCAGATCGTAGTTTAAAAATGTTATAACGGTTCGCACCTGTTACCGCATCCCATGTAATCGTGTTGTAATTCCCCGCTAGTGTTAAGTCATTTTGTACAACAACCTTTAAAGATGCAGCAGATTCATTTTGTTCATTAACTGCGGTGACTTGGTAAGAATAATCACGCTCAATGTATGAGTCGTGCATACTTCCACCGGGTTTATACTTATCTTCAATATGGGCAGTTGCGGCAACATTTTGTGGTGTGCCAATGCCATATCCCACTGTAACCAGTTCTGTTATCCATTCCGTTGCGCTCTTACGAATAATTTTTCTAGGTGGATAGTTAGGATGGGTTATTGTCACTACATCGGCAGATTGAGCATAGCGGAGTTGCATTAAATGCTCTTCAGCATACGGTACTGCAACTTCTAAAGGTTCATTATTTTCATTCAACAGCATACCGCCGTCAGCAAAGAAATTTATAGCGCCTGCACGAATAGCCAAAACAACGGCTTGCTCTTCACTAAAAACAAAACGGATTAAACGCATTTTGCCCATTGTTTTCGGGTAATGGTGTACGTAGCGGAAGCCTGCGCGATAGACAACCCCGCCAAACAGTTCGACATAAAGGTTTTTGCATTTAGCTACACCAGTCTGATATTTCGCCTGATCAATGCGGCCAAACATATCGGGCGAAATTACGCCACCATTAAACGAATATTGCATTTATCGTGCCTCAAACATTGAGCCTGTATGCTCAGGCCGTGCTTCAATCCGATGTTGTTGCAGGTCAATGAAAATTGCTTTGTTCTTTTCAATTTCATAAAGCTGCATCATGGAGATTTGTTTTTGCTCGTTCTGCGTCAAAGGACCTGCTATTCGTGCGGCCAACAAATAAGATAGAGCGGTCTTGAAAGAATCGGGCATTAATGCCAAATCTTTCACATCGTGAACATAGCGTAAGATCGGTGCGGTATCTTCTGTGAATAGAAGATTGCCTTCTACATAGAATCGACTGCCTGATTCAAGCTGAAATATACGGACCTTATCGCTTGGCAAAACATACGCTGTGCCAAACTCATACCCTGCATCGACATTCAAGCGAACGCGCTTAACGGCAAACGTCCATTGATGTTCGTTGTCCAACAGCTCTCTACGGCAAATTGGGTAAAAGGTATTACACAATCTTGCATGCTTTGTCGGTTCGGTTAGTTCATTTACAACATAGCCCTGCGCGAGATGCGACAGGGCTAAATTGCAAAGATCAACAATTGATCTCATAGGCTTTACTCAGCTTGTGTTGAGCCTGTCGCGCCGCGGCCTGATGCTTTCGGCTTTTCTTCAACCGGCTTAAACCAAGTTTTTACTTTTGGGTTCACTAAACCCGCAGGCACATAGAACTCTGTACCTACGTCACGAATACCGTGGTAAAAACCTTTTTTGATAGCAACTACTAATACTTGGTCTGACATCTAAAATACCTCGATTAAACTGGAACAGTTGCGCCGCTTACAGCGTCATAGTTTGTACGGATATCCGCTTCATTGCCCAACCAAGCCGAAATAGATCCAGTAGGCGCATTGGCAACCGCATAAGACAAACGGATAAAACGTTTTGTCGCACTGTTTACGTTAAAGAACGTACCTTTGTTCAGTTCAGCAGCTTTAAACGCTTTTGATGCGGCTGCCGCTGTAAAAGTTGTACCGTCCGCACTTTCTTCAAGTGTCACTGTAACGGTAGCATTTGCAGGTCCAACTACATGCCCTTGAAGGCAGATAGGTAAACCCGCTGTACCAACAGATTTATGCACTGTGTCCAAAGTGAAAGTACTAGCACCCGCCGCAATAGCTTGCTTATCGGAGAACTGTAGTAATTTATCAACTAATGCCATGGTTAAATTCTCCTTAAACTACACGGGCTTCAGTGTTAAGAATCACATCACAGATGCGAATCGGCTCACCATCCCATGCTTGAATTTTGCGGCTACCGTCTTTACGGAAGTCTTCAAGAGTCAAGCGCACATTTTTAAAGTGATTGACTTGGCCTTTAAGCGCTTGGCTAACAGTACGGTTCATGTAGATTGCTGTACGTGCTGAACCTGCAAGTGGTAAGAGAGAAAGTGCTTCATCCAATAAATCAATAAGATTTGCACCAGTAGATGCGTCTTTTGAAAGTTCCGAAACAGCAATGTTTGCGATACGAACAACCGAGCGCCAGTCACGTACAGATAAACCCACGTCCCATTGGAAGTATGTTCGCATTGCTTCATAACGGCCGCCTTGCGCATCAAGTACCGTTTGTTGCCCTTTGTCCTGAATATCAAGACCCGCTTGCGTACCTTGCGGATAGAACAAGTGAGTTTTTTCACGCCCCCACTGCACAATGTAAATTGACGTATTGTCAGTGCCTGTACCGCCTGCATCCAGAATGTTTACAGCGTTTGCAGGTGCTACGCCTGTTTCAGGGTCAATAAGATGGTTGTAACGCGTTGCTAAACCGTTAAAGGTAGATACATCACCTGCAACATCACCATAGATAATGTTTTCCATTACCTCTTGTGACATACCCTCTAAGAAGCCTGCATCTTCTTCAGAGCGCCATTGTTTTTTATTTTCGCCTTGAAGGTCGTACAAGGTTTTATCAACTTCTGAATACGAAGTTAACTGACCAGTACTATCAGAGACTTGAACACGTGATGTTTTTTCGGGTTGCACACCATAGTTCAATTTACGCCATGTACCTTTTGGTAAACCTGAGCGAACGCTAGTTTTATTGTGGGTACCACTATTTGCTTCAAGCACTACAGCATCGTCAAGTAAGTCTTGACGTTTATTGAGTACTTCGATAATCGCCCCAACTTTAGAGTTCGTACCAATGTTATGGGCAACGTCGGCTAATGTTGGGTTTGTTTGTACAATCGTAGGCATCTAAGTATTCCTTATGATTTGTCATACCATACGGCCGCTGGTGCCACGTTCGCTGTATTTGTGCCTTTTCCATGTGTCATGTTGTCACCTTCTAACAACTTACCAACTTCTGTCATAAAGCCAATTACAGCGGGATGGTTACCGAGTCCGCTCTTAAAGAGAATCTTAGAGATTTCAGCGCCACGTGGTAAGCTGAAGGCGCGTTGTGCTGTCAACAGGTTTTCCTTCAATTTTTCCCCGCCGTACTCAGGGTCCGCTTTAGCTGCATCGACCCAAGAAGCAATCACTTTTTGTTGTTCTTGCGCTTGTCGTTGTTGCATTTGCACGCCTAAATCAACGAGTTTTTGCACTGCTTCTTGTGGCATTTTGAACTGTTGCCCAAGTTCCTGAAGTGTTTTTGAATCTTCTGGGTTCAGTGAATACCCTTCAGGCATAGTGAAATCTGTGTATTGAATTGGTTGTTCTGCAGGCGGTTCTTCACCACCTAATAAAACTTCAGGCTTTGTTTCAGTGTTTTCTGTAGTAGTGCTTGTAGTAGGTGTGGTTTCAACCTGAGTTGTAGCAGGATTGCCCCCACCTGTTTCAGTAGCAGTTGTAGTTACAGCAGGTGTATCCGTTGTAGTAGCGGTAGTTGCTGCATCAGTTGCTGTCGTAGTTGTTGTCACTTCGCTCATGGTTCACCTTCTCTTTAAGTTTTGAAAATCGTTGTTTCTGCATGTCTAGCCATGCATCTGAATTGGCTTGTGTGATTTCACCAAGGATGTATAGGCCAAACTCTCGGCGGCCTTCCATGAAAGCAAAATCACTGATTTGTGACCCACCGCCATAGGTGGGTTGAAATATGCTTGCCCGATCAATTAATCGCATTAGAAAACGTTTACCGTGTTCCGTTTCCAAGATTGAGCGCAGGTCATTTAGTTCCTGGTCACGTTCACTCTTATTTTCTTTAGCTTTGGTTTCTAAATCGCTCATGCGCCACCGCCTTGCAAGAACATGTCAGACAAAGTTTCTGCATCTGTATCGCTTACGGTCTTAACCGTATTGGCGTTAGTGTTTTGCGTTTGTGCTTGTTGGGCAGCAAGGGCTTGTTGCTGTGCAATTTGTTGTTGTGCTGCACGGTCACTACGGATTTGGTCAACGATACGTTGAGGACGGAAAATATCAGGCGATACGCCGTTAATCTCTGCGTATTCATCCATAAATTTATCTGTATCAACTTTATCAAGTACTTGCGGGTCGACTTGGGCTACTTGCCCAATCATGGCAAGGGCACGTTCAAGAATTGCCGAACCAGAAGATTTCTGTGCAAGTGCAAGTATGGATACGAAATTGATTTCGACATCAGCGTTTTGAATTGCTTCTGGTGCGATTTGGCGTAAGTATTCACTGTTTGCCAATACACGCTCAACACAGATTTCAACAAGCGGACGCAATAATTCATCAATTTGACGTTCTACTACTGGACCAAGCATGAGCATCTTTTCAGATTTGCGTTCATATACTTCTGTAGCAGTCATTTTGCCCTTATCAAAAGCATCAAGCATCATGAACAAATCTGTATGAAATGCGCGTTTAACACGCTCTTGACATTGTGCAATCTGTGCCATAACACCGTTCAAATCAAACTGCACATTCAACATCGCTTGAACTTGTGCAACTTGACTTGTTGGTGAGGCTTGGTAGAACGCGATACCATTTGGTAATGTCTCACGCTCATGACCTTTTAAGTAATCAGGTAAAAGCAAAGGCGGTCGAACTTGATAGTCCACACCTACTGCAATTTGTTGATGACCTTTCTGTAATGCACGTAAATCACCAATGCAATCGCTTGCAGGTCCTTCGCCGTACACATCACTACTTGAAACAGTCCAACGTCCGCAAATAACCTGAAAGCTCATTAAACCACTTTCTCGTAGCAATTTATTTGATGAACTTGGTTCATAGTAAATTGAAGCGAAAGGCATGTTTTTAGGCCCATACCCTTTTGCATCTACTCGTTCATAAATTGCATGACAAACTTCAAACTCTTGTTCGTAGTTTTTATTTTCAAACGCATTCTTAATAGCATCAGAAACGTTATCCAATCCAAAATATTTAACCATGTTGATAGAGGTTAATTTGAATTTGCGATAAACGCCGTTCGGCTTATTAAACTCGTCTGTCGTGATAGCAAACTCACCGAAAGTAAGCGGTATTAAATCCATGAGTTGGGCTTTTGAATTGCGGCCATGTTCAGGTGCTAACGCCGCACCAATGCCGAAAGCGCCTTCTTGCATATAAATATGATGCACAGTTCGATAAACATTGCTTTTTGAAAAAGCAACATAACAAGCATCCTCAACAGCTTTAAGCCATTGGCGAACTTCAATATCCTTTTGCAATGATTCATCTGCGGCTTGCAAGGTGAACCATTTACGACTTGGCGAACAAGTGCCCGATACCATACCCGCTGCAAGGGTTTTCAACGAGTCTTTACCAGTGTTATCAACTATTTTGGACCATGCAGATCGGTCATGCTTTTCTTGGTCTTTAATCGTTTTGATGGCAGCAGGCAAAACGTGTAATGCTAATTCGGCACAATAATCGTCCATATCATTTACACGTAATTGCCAAACAGCATCAAACCGTTTTTTCAGCGCTCTGATATCGTCTTCAGTCATCTTAACCGCCTAATAAAGTTTTCTTGCCTAAGCGCAAATCTTCGTCTCTCACGCCTTGAGCATCGGTATAAAGCGTATTTGCAATACCACCAGACATGGAATTTTGTGCTTGCTGTACACGGTCAATGGTCGCGGATGAATCAGGAGATTTAGAATCTTGGCGCGTTGGTTGCTTTGGCGGTGCAATGACTTGCGCCTTTGGTGCATCCATCCCAAGAATATTGGTTACGCCGTCAAGAATATTTTTCACGCACATTGAAGGGCTCCGATTAGTTTTGCCTTTTTCGACATTATGCGATTGGCACATTGAAAAGGCCCTGTTTCCTGTTGACACTACGCGTATGGGTCGTAATCACGTCTAGCAGCTGATGCATTGATCGCCTGCATAATGTGGCGTTTAGGCGTATCAATTTGCGCATTGATAATTGCTGAACCGTAATCGGGACTGCGGCCAATACGTTTAACGATATCTTCCCTTGATTCGACCTTGATGTTTGTGCCTTGTAATGACCAACGTGGTGCGGTTAAGTCGGCTAAAAGTTCAGGCTCAGGAGGTAAAGCAACTGTGCTTCCATATGCAGGATCTAAAGATTCGCGGAATTGCCACCAAAGTTGTGAACGCAGGTTGTAAAAACTAAGTTGCCCTGAGCGGTCGAAAGAAGTTGCAGCATTACGCACATCAACAGGCACAACATGAATACCTGATTGCTTTAAGAAATCGTAAGTACTTGCACCTACACCAATCACATCGACATGAATGGGCGCATGGTCACGGACATGCGACACAGCAAACGATGCACTTGCCGGCCCATCTTTAGAATGAATGCCCTCTAATACGTTTGCCTTGTTGTACCAAAAGCCGTGACGTGCATAACCAATTGTGTTGTCTTTACCGCCACGTGCAACGTCCAATCCGTAAGAATCCATCTTGAAATCACCACGATGCAAAATGCGCATGTCTTCAAGTGGTTTCCAACGTGCTTGAGCTGCTTCAACCCATTCTGTAGGAATAACTTGCCAAGGGTCGTCTTCAATACCCGCACCGAAATCGCCGTATAACATTTGTGACCTCAAAGGTTCAGGCAATGCTTGTAAAGTACTCATGTAGCCTGTTTCCATGTAGTACTTGTTGTCAGTCACACGTGCCGGAATGAACGTGCGCGACTTGGGTTTAATAATGTGTTCAGGCTTGTAATCCTTTGGGTCGAAGTCATAAACAATTTGATCGTCAATAAGTACAAATGGTTTATTGCTTTCAACTTCCTGTTCTTTGCCTTTCACCATTGCAAACCAACGTAATTCACCCGGCTTTGCAGGGTTCGGATGGCCCTTTTTAATCCATGGTGCAAAGTAATCAATTACCCAACGCCCTTCCGCTGTAGTTGGTGGGTTGAAGGTCATTAGACATTTCGATTTGATTGTTGGGTCTGATGAACGATTCCAACCCATAACAAAGCGTGCTTGCGATTCACGAATCTCTGTAGCTTCATCGAGTGCCTTAAAATCATGGGCGCGACCTTGCCAACGCTTCTCATCACCCAAGTTATCAAGTCCACCAAATTCGATTAAACGGCCATTGCCCAAGTTCCAGAATGATTTTTGTGAGTTATAGCCATTCTTATGGCCTAGAATTTCTTCACAACGCTGTACGATACCGTCTGTTTGCGCTTTCTCTCGGCGTACAACCAAGCTACGTTTATGTACTGTTAAGAATGAACCAACGATTAAATCCGTTTTGCCACCACCTGCTGCACCGCCATAGCCAATAACATCGGCTTGAGATAAATACGCAGCCATTTGCGGGCCTTCCAATGGAAACCAAATAGGCGCATCAGCAAGTAGTTTTGCTATTTCTGCTTGTTCATCTTCATTGAGCGTTAATAGATATTGCTCAATCTCTGATTCATCCATTTCGGCAAGCAATGCAAGGATTTCGTCATCAGTTGTTTTGGTCATTTAGCCGCGCTCCACAACTTGACCTTTTGATGCGGGCAGATTTCATATTTCAATTTGCCCTTGCCTTCTGCACACGCCAATATTGCGCGGACTTTAGATTTTGGATAATCCAAGTACAAAACAATGTCCGTAAACATTACAGGCGCAGGGCTTAACTTGATGAAAGCAATAACTTGGTCGTATTCGCCTTGTTGAAATGAACAAAGCGTCCGTTTGCGTTTCGGGTATTTATTCTCTGTGATTGGCTGAATGCTTCCTCCTTTGGCAAGAAATTCAGCAACCTGTTTGTCTAGTTCTTCTGATGTAAGACTCATAATTAAACAACCTCCACTTGCCAAGGTTGAACACGAAATGTCTTATCGTGCTTGGTTGCTTTGTTTGGTTCTTCATTCAGTGACAAAGTGAAATCTTCAATACCTGTTAGCCAACAGCCTTTGTTTGTATGAATGCCGTTGATGTAGTAATACTTCCGTCTTGTGGGCAAATAGACTTGTTGCCCGATTTTGTAGTTGTGCTGTTCACGCATCTTGATTCCCCTTACAACATGGGCACTCTTCAAGCTCTGGTGTAATCACTTGGTCGTTAGAATCAAACTGCAATTGGCCTAATGCAGACCAATAAATCTTGCGTAGCTCAGGCGTGTCTTGCAGGTTGTGAAATGCAAGTTCAAATTGATATGTGCATGATGTGTTGTGTACCTTGCGTGGCTGATCATCTAAGCACTCTGTGATTTCTTCATAGACGCGTGGAAGGACTCTGCCCAAATCATTCATCCAAAAATGATCTTTTACGAAAAGCAAGGTTCTGTGCAGGCGTGCATTTTGTTCAGATGTGCTGTATTGAAGCTGCTTTGTTGCACGGTATTTACCAAGAAGGTGTTCGTAATCAATACGGCATTTTGTGAATGTTGCTAAAGACCAGTTCATGCCATTAGCTTCTTCAACATAATCATCATCCCTAGCGTGGTACTGTTGGCTCTCCTCATGCCAAAAGATATGACCCGAATGCAGACTGCTATTTGCAGATAGTGTTTTTTCAAATTGTTTACGCATCATCATTCCCCTTTGCTTTATCGGCCTTAGCTTTTGCTTTTTTCAGTTTGGCAAGCGCAGCAAGTTTTCTGCTTGATGCTTTGGTGTCAGTTAATGGGTTTTCAGGGTCGTTACTGTGCTCTACACGTTCCTTGAACATGCCGATGTGTTGACCGGCTTTAATCAAAGCCGCCACTTGGTCATTCATTTTGATTTCTATGCCGTGTTGAGATTCTTTAATACCCGCATAAAGCATTTTTGCTTGTTCGCTTACACGTGTTGTATCTGCAACAGTTACATAACCGTTGCCTTCACCTTGACATTCAGGGCATTCAGGATTTGGTGCTCTGGTTTTATTAAAGCCAAAACCACCATCACAATCAGGTTTAGGTTTCTGGTTTACTCTCGCGTTGTAACAAGCGTTGTGATACTCGCCTTTAGTCCATTGGTAATAATGATCTTCACCCCAACAGTAGCGGCAATTAACACGCACATATCTGATTAGTTCGTTAGGGTCCGCAGTTGCCATTTCCCAAAGGCGATTTAGCACTTTGTCTTGAGTGATCTTGTTGCGTTCTGCAAGCTCTTTTTCACCCTTCTCAATTGCTTCCTTAACCTTATCAATCCTTAACAGACGAGATGCCATTACAGCAGCTACATCTTCGTTCTTAACCTTGTAGCCTGCTCTGATATATGCCTGTGCTCCGTTGCGATCTATCAGGTATTCATCAACAAAGCGTTGCTGTTTCCCACTTAGAGACATCAAATCACCTCCTTGTAGCAAATCTTGGTGCAAATACGTCTACACATCTCATGAGAAATATCGTACTTATCTGCTAGTTGACGATAAGACAGGCCACCTTCACGTAAAGTTCTAATATTTTTTACGTCTGATTCTGTGACCTTTGGTGTTGAATCGCGTTTGACTTTGTCTTTCACGATGAACTCAGGTAGAAACGCAAGTACTGGCATAAACATTTCTCCTAAACCCACATTCCCCAAATCAACATTCCCGCATCGCGTTGTTCTTGATTTGTACGACCTTGCCAACCAGTGATTCGTTTAAAATCTTCTGAATTGATTTTTGCTTTAGTGGGTTTTACTTCGATAACTGCCAAACCCATATGTTTAGCCATCTGAACAAGCAGCTTGCCTGTAGCATGCTTTTCACCCACACGTCTTGAAATCTGCTCATTAACAGCAATGGATTTGTTAGCACCGCTTCTAAAATTTGCTTTTTGTTTAGCCAACCTGCTTCAATCACAACCTTTTTGATTAAGTCCTGTTCTGCCTTGAATAATTCAACAACCTCAGCAAAGTTGAGATTTTTTAATTCAAAATGCGATTGGCCTAAAACTGCTACGCCCGATTTTTCTAAATCAGGGTCAATACCGATAATGATTTTAGACATAGGCACCACCTACACGAGCATCAGACCAATTGCACTCAACAGTACGTAAACCATCATGCTGAAAGCGTGACCATAGGCGGTCGCCCAAATCTGCCTTGAGCTTATTCATGGAAAAATTTGAAATGAGCATCGTTGGTTTTTTGCGGTCATAACGTGCTGTCAAAACCTTATGAATAATTTCAAGTCTGGTACCACGGTCATGTAAACCGTATTCATCCAAGATCAATAAGTCGTATGTAGTGAACTCATAGATTACAGATGCTTCTGATTGATCTTTTGTGTCCTTATCCCATGCATTCATGACACGCTGCGCAAGCTCTTCACTTGTGATGTATCGAACGTACAGGCCTTTTTTGAGAAGTGTTTTTGCGGTTGCACAACCTAGATGGGTTTTACCCGTACCAGTTGAACCAACCATAATGAAATTGGATTTACTTGTAGGTTTAGGATTTTTTTTGTCCTCAGCATAAGCTGCAAGTAATTCTTGTGCATATTCGATGCATTCAGTAAGCGTATTTGCTTGTGCATGAGTAAGTGTTTTGTAGTTATCAAATGCAGATTGAGCATGACGTTCAGGAAGCATTGCACCACCAAAGTGTTTGTCACGTACCATTTGATCAACACGTGCTTGTTCACCTTGCTTTGAGTCATGAACATGATTGATTGCACAGCTTGGGCAAATTTGATGCGGTCCCGCCTGTACTTTTTGCACCTGGTGTATTTCGCAAAATCCTTCAGCTAATTTGAAGCCATTTAAAAGATTCACCATCGCATTCATATTAAATCCTCCGGTATATGCACAGTTCCTGTGAACGGGCGATCATCTGATTTAGGCTCGTCTTTCCAAGCGTCATTGACGTTTCTTGAATCGTTAGCCGAATTTGTTTTTGCAGCGGGTTTTGCTTTAGCAAGCCGACTTGCTTTCAAAGCATCGTCTTTCACCCACTGGATATATTTCGCGTAAATCTTGTTTTCAATGAGACGACCTGAACGTATTTCAGGTGCGTAATGCGGTAGGAAGGTAATCATGAAGGTGTCAAACTCTTCCTGAGTCGTTTTAGGTAGTCCTGCTCTTTGTCTCCATGAGTTAATTTCATGAAGTGAAGGCTTCCACAAACTCAGGTCCTCATCGAGGGAATTCGGCGTTTCTGATTGTGTATGTATATATATAGATGAAGGTGACGATGAAGGGCATGTCTCAAGCATACCTTGAGCATTGCTAACATCATGCTTATGCATTGCTTGTGCATATGCATTAGCATTGCTAGATTGATGCTCATTAGATGCATTAGTGTTGCTAGAATCCTGCTCTTTATTCCATCGTGCTTCCGCTGCTTTCTTTGCGCGCTCTGACTTTGAAGACTTATTGCTTTCAGCTTGAGACTTTAAATCATCCAAATATTTTGAAGATAATTCACTGTCTTTTACTTCAAATAAATTTGAATTTATCAAGATAGTTTTTAAAGCCTTCGCTTTACTCAAATTTGAACGAATTACGCTTGCAATAACGTTGTTGTCATCTGGTATTGCACCGTTGCGCCAATAGTCCATCATAAGTAAAAATGACGCACCGATTTGCTCGGTGGTCATTCGAGTGGTCTTAGCAAGCATGTCGCCAATATAAATTGGCATCCAAATATCTACGTCTTGGTTGCTCATACCACCTCACTAAATAATTCTGTTTGTTTAATTTCCACAGCATCAGCAAGGCGTTTTTTTGCTATTTCAAAGTACTTAGCTTCTTTTTCAATACCGATAAATTTGCGATCCGTATTGATGCAAGCAATGCCTGTAGTACCTGAACCCATGCAATTATCTAGAACTACTTCTCCAACATTTGTGTAGGTGCGAATCAAATATTCACAAAGAGCAACTGGTTTTTGCGTGGGATGTAAATTTGATTTCTGCTTATCACTACTGAAAAGTTGTACAGAACGTGGGTAACGCTCTGTTGAGTCGTAATCTTTGATATTTAACTGTTTGCCGTAATGTTCTGAGCCAATATCTTTACGCTTGGCTGTTTTACGTTTGTGACCTGTAGTCTTTTGCGGGTTATAGGTAGGCTGTGATTTGTAAAAAACTAAAATGTTTTCATGCGCCCTTAATGGTTGTTTTTTTGCATTTAGAAAACCTGTTGCTGCAGGCTTTTCCCAAATCATTTCATAACGGAACAATTTAAGATTTGAAGTAGCCAGAACTGCAGCAAAAGGATTTGCAGCAAAGAGAACAATTGCACCATTAGGTTTGATGATTCGTTCGTAATGTGCCCAAAGTGGATTAAATGAAATAACAGTATCCCAAGCACAACAAGTCGTACCATATGGCAAGTCGCATAAAATCATATCTATGGATTGATCCGGGATATTTGCCATGATCTCGAGACAATCACCATGGTGTAATTTAAAGGTCATGACCGCACCTCACTTGCTCGATACATAACTTGTCGGCCAGATATTTCACGTGAACCAAGCAAGCCCGCACCAATTACCCTACCTTCGCAGGTAGCGCACATAGGACGATTAGCGCTTGGTGTATCAAGTAAAATCCCTGTTCCTTTCCCTGTGCCACCGACACACATGGTCATACCGCACCAACAATGCACGGCAAAATGCGACTTATTTTGGAAAGTGGTAATAAGCGTTACGTGGCGAACTCTATGTGTGTATTCACCACGACGTGCTTCAACAAAAGGAACTGATTGTTTTATTGCCTTGCAGTTTTCACTGCCAAAGCCTTTACGCTTTATGTAACGGCTAGGTTCAAGGGTGATCATCACTGTCATGCTGCCCCCTGATATTTCTTTTCGTGTGAGAAATTAGCTCTTACAAGTGCTTCAGAAAGCTGAGGGCAAACAGAGTTACCGACCATGCGCGTTTGTTCTGTTTTAGTCAGTTTTACAGTGTTCCCGTGCTCATCAATTCCATAACTGAAAATGTAATCATCAGGAAAACCTTGAGCCTTGAATAACTCATGTGGTTGAAGCATACGAAAGCCAATATCAGCAATCTGATAAGTCTGACCTTCAACAGTAACTAGACCGAATCTATCTCTTGTTGGAATAGTGCGCAGCGGATTATCAATGCTGTTTCCATCACGTTCATTTCCATAGAAAGCAGTAAGGAATGCACGAACTTCAGCAAAGTGTGCACCGCTTGAAGTAATAGTGTGAATAGGTTCATCAACACGATGACCGATATTATTATTGCGAAGTTTGACCAGGTGACTAGCTACAATGCTGTGATGATCTTTCGATGTAATTGTATGAATCGGCTTATCAGCATCACTACCAATGACACCAGTGTAATTTTTAGCAAGAAATGCCGAAACAAGTGCATGATGCCCGCCTTTCACACCGGCACAAATTGTTCTCAATGGTTCATTAGCAGGCATACAACGTGGGCTTGATGCATTAGCGCATTCAGTCAAAACAGGCATTGCCAGTGCATAACCATTTTTACTGGTCATTGCCTGTAATGGTGATTCAATTGCTTGACCACGGAATGTATCCCCACCGTGGTTCGATTTCACAATAAATGGCTTAGGGTTATCGATAACATAACGCATAGTCCCCATTGCAATACGACGCAAAGTAGCTTCAGCAAGTGGCTTTTGTCTTGTAAAAATACTTGGACAAGGCAATGACCAATCAATACATTCTGCTGCGGTGCGCCAAGGTTTTAATTTTCCAGTTAAAACAGCTTTAGATTCAGGGTCACCATGCGTTTGTTTAGGCCAGACAATAGGCAAGCCATCACGACGAGCAATTAAAAAGAAACGTTTTCTTGTAGTTGGAGAGCCATAATCACATGCTTTAAGTTCACGCCATTCAACGTTATAACCTTGATAGCGCAAGGCTTTCACAAAACTACGGAATGTTTCGCCCTTATGTTTCGGACAAGGTTTGCCATCTTCACCAAGACGGCCCCAAGTTTTAAATTCTTCAACGTTTTCAAGCATAATTACGCGCGGACGCGTTAAATCTGCCCAACGCAAGGCAATCCAAGCAAGGCCACGAATTTTCTTTTCAACAGGCTTACCGCCTTTTGCTTTGCTAAAGTGCTTACAATCAGGTGAAAGCCAAACTAAACCAACAGGCTGATTCTGAGTTGCTTCAATAGGGTCTACATCCCAAACAGATTCGCAATAATGCTTAGTATCTGGATGATTGGCACGATGCATTGCTAAAGCTTTTGGGTCATGGTTAATTGCAATATCAACAGGACGACAGAAAGCAGCTTCAAGGCCAGTACTGGTACCACCACCGCCTGCAAAGTTATCAATGATCAGTTCATTTGGGAAAAGTGCTAAGTTCATGACACCTCTCCCATTGCTTGATGAGCACGGTTGAGATGCATCAATACATCGCACGAAGTAACGTGACAGTTTTTAGAAACATGATTTTCAATGTGACGGTCATCGCCCATATCTTCAATTTTTCGCTGTTCTACTGGTTGAACTAAACAGTGGTTACACTGCTCTCCTTTAAACTCAGGACATTTGTTTTTGCACTTATGTTCTGTTAAATTAGTCATGTGATTTAATCCCTATGGTTAATGAACGCGAAAAGCTCGACCCGCAACGTCGGGCTTTTTTAATGCGTGCAAAAAAGCTCTTAAATTTCTGAATACATTTCTGTATTCGCTTGATTTCGTTGTATTCCTTGTTTCAACAAGCTCTTCTGTTGATGATATTCCCAAATCAACTTTGAGCTTTAAATCTATGGCCTCTCTCATCCACTTAGCGCGATCACTTCCATTTGAATTCGCTATGTCATCTATTAGTTGCTTTACTTCTACAGGTACGCGAGTACTCATATTTTCGAGCAACTTACCAACTAACAATTTGTTGCTATTGGGATCATTCGAAATTTCTTGGATGTGCATTTCTTTTCCTTTAACTCCTCATTTTGTTTACGAACATATTCATAATCAGCACTTGGACAGAGATCATCACAACGCACTGAACCTTTACTTTCACGGTCAATTGCAATTGCCAATGCCGCGCCACAAGAAGTCTTGCTGTAAATGATTTGGTTTAAATTTCCGAGCGTTGTTCCGCATTTCTCTGCAAATGCAATTCTTTCAGCCTTAGTAAGCGGTTTAAGAAATTGCTTTAGCTGAGTTTTGCCAACATCGACCATGGGTAACTCCACTAAAATATTATTTAGTAAATACTAATTATTTAGTGAATTTTCGTCAACACCTATTTAGTGTTTACGAATTTAGTTTTTACTAAAAACCATTTAGAATACGAGCATGAAAACTGAATACTTAAGACGCATTAACTTGCGCAAAGCGATAGACACGATACGGCTTAGAGATAAGTTGAAATCAGATGCAGCTTTTTGTGATCAATTTGGATTAACACCAAGTCATATTTCTCAGATGATTCGTGGGAAAGGTAGCTTTGGTGAAAAAGTTGCACGCGACTTAGAAAGCCAAATTGGTTTAGCAGAGTATTATCTTGATCAAAATCATAGTTTTCCGATGGATGATGATTTTCTTGAAAAAGTTTTTGGTAAAGAATATAAAGAAATAAAGTTAAACGAGACTTCAAATCAAAGTGATAGTAATAACTCTATAGAACTTATGATCTATGAAGATGGTGATCCGGTACCTGATGGATATACAGCTATTGATTACTATGATGATGTTTTTGTAAGTGCAGGAAATGGATATTTGAATTTAATGCAGCCAAGCGCTAAAAAATTCTTTGTTCCGACATATTTAATGCGTGAATGTAATGTTCAACCTTCAACAGCTAAAGTTGTTAAAGTCCGTGGGGATAGCATGTTTCCAGTGCTACAGGATGGACAACCTATTTCAGTTGATATGTCAGCAAAGAGAATTATTGACGGTGAAATTTACGCTTTCCAAGTTGGTGATGAAACAAAAATTAAGTATTTATCTGTATGGAATGATGAAGGAAAAGGTGGCTTTAAGGCTACATCTGCGAACCAGGATAAAAACCGATATCCAGATGAATATTACTCACCTGCAAGAATTGCTTCTGAAGGGGTTGAGATAATTGGGCAGTATTGGATGAAGTTGGATACAAAAAAAATTAAAAGATAAAAGTAAATTTTAGAATTAATCCCGCATTTAGCGGGATTTTTTTTGTTTAGTAAATAATAAGAAAACGTTTAGTAAAAATTTAGTATTTACTATTGACTTTGTATTTAGTAAATACTAAATTTATCTCACCAACTACTAAATGGAAAGTTAGGTGAATGTTATGCCAACTAAGAACACTTCATTCAGTCAAACCCTAGCAAACCTTCAACGTGGCGACACGATCGAAGAATTAGACGCACTTTTGACTGAAGCACTCCAAGCTTCAAACGACACAGGCAAAGTATCAAAAATTACTGTTACTTTGACTATTAAGCCTAATGGTCGTGGTACCTACAAAATTCAGGACGATATCAAGTCCACTCTTCCAAAATTCGACAAAGAACCAACCGTTCTATTTACGGATGGCGACCAACAACTTGTGCGTGAAGACCCACGCCAACAGAAATTGAATCTTGAGCACATTGACGCGGGCACACCTGCTGAGCTCAAGCAAATTCCTACTGAAAATAAACCAACAATTAAGTCTTTAAGTTAATTAATTAGCTTACTTAATAACTGTTTTTATTAATTTTTTCTAAACAAGCCATTACAGGTAAAAATCAATGAGCGAACTTAACAATATTGCTGAAACCAATTACAAGCTTGGTCAAACAAGCCTGCAAAATGTCACTCAATCAACAGGTGTGTTGCCTTTTGTTGTAGTGCCACATGGTAGTGAAGTTCATGAATTTGAAGCATTACTACAACGCCCTCTTACTTTAACGCAAAGCGTTGATTTACATACAGCAAAGGACTTTATTGCGTATGTCTCTCGTTATGCGGATAAGAACTCTTTAGTGTTTGTTGATGTATTGAAAGGCAAATTTAAAGCTGTGCTCGATTATCACGAAGTCGAGAAAGAAACTAATATGGGTTCAGTACTTGCGCCACGACATGGCAAACATGCAGCACATTTTTTTGCTGAAAAAACGCCTGAATTTCAAAAAGTTGAAGACAACTCAGGCCGTAAGTTCTCACAAACTGAATTTGCTTTGTTTTTAGAAGATGTAATGCCTTACATCAATCAACCAGACGCAGCAGTTTTGTATGAAATCGTACAAACATTAAATGCAAAAACGAATGTTGATTTTAAATCAGGGATTCGTACCGATAACGGCCAAGTTCAATTGACCTACAACGAAACAATTGAAGCGCGTGCCGGTACTGCGGGCAATCTCACTATTCCTGAACAAATCGTTTTCGGTATCCAAGTACATCGTGGCGGCAATCACTATGCCCTGCCTGCGCGTTTCCGCTATCGCATTAAAGAAGGCACGATTGTGTTCTGGTACGACTTAGATCAACTAGAAAAAGCAATCGAAAAATCAATGGAAGACACCGTCGAATATATTCGTGACGGTAAAACCATTACCAAAGATGATCAAGAAATTGAATTAGCAGGCCTGCCTAACTATGTGCAGATTCTGGAAGGTTCAGTTTAATTTTTTCTAACTTTTAGACATAAGAAAGCCCCGAAATTTTGGCGAAGGACGGGGCGATCTAAACAAGCATTACTTCTTCACTGTTATTCAACAGCTAAAGATAACGGGGTCATTATGGAACAGAACATTATGGTTAGTCAAATTTCAAATAATCATCGTAATCTGATTAAAGGATTAATTCGAAAACAAAAAGTAAAGCGAATTAAAAATGCTTTGCGAATTCAACGCGACCAATTAATTGCGGCAATAAAAGACGCATATAAAAACAGCCCTGCTTTAGGTTTTGGAACATGTTTTATTGGTGGGATTGTTGTTTTAGTGGTGACTATGAGTTTTGCACTAGCGTCTGCACATATGGCCTATAAGAATTTAGGCCCACAACAAATAAGTATTTTTTCACCTATTTACACAGTAGATGATTTGGATTTAGGCCCTTACAACGACTGCCACACTGATTGTCATGCATCACTTCTTACCAGTGATATGCGCTTTCGCATTGAAGTCGGCTTTGACTTCTCAGGGTATGACAACAGCAATGGATTTAACCGAGCTACAGGCATCCAAATTGACCGTTTAGAGCCAATCAATGTGGTTGATGAAGAAGGTGTTGTAAATGCCTATATCGACCGCTTTGAGCTTGTAAAGATCAATGAAGCGCTTGAAGAATCAATTGAAACAAAATTAGCAAAGTTGGGTGGCTGATATGAAAATTCACTCTCAACCTATGGACCTAAGAGACTATTTCGCCACAGCTGCAATGCAAGGTTTTATCTCAACTGGTTTAAAAGATCGTGCACATATAGCTGAAGTAGCATACCAACAAGCTGATGCAATGATTGAAGAACGTGAGAAAGGCACTAATGAAAGTGTCGATGCAATGAAACAAAAGCTTATTGAGGCTATTCAACGTAAGCATTGTGGACTACATCCAAATATGTATATGACAGTAGAACATCTTATTTTTCAACTTGAAACAGGCCAGCCATTTTAGGAGTTTTTATGAATACACAAATTGATCGTGAAAAATTCCTAGAAAACCGTAAAAAAGGTATTGGCGGTTCAGATGTGGCAGCCATTCTAGGGTTCAGTCCTTATAAATCACCATATCAATTATGGCTTGATAAAACAGGTCGTAGCGAGCAGTCAGAACAAAATGAATCTGCTCACTTTGGTAATTTACTTGAAGATGTAGTTGCTAAAGAGTTTTCGCGCAGATCAGGTATGAAAGTTCAGCGCGTAAAACAGCAATTATTTTTAAAAGATCACCCTTGGGCGCTTAGGGTCCGTCCAACCAAACATTTTACATAGATCAAGCAAAGGCAATTTTGGCGCAATACGAGTTGCAGCAGTATGACGGGTATCGTGAAATGTGAAATCGTAGAGTCCGGCTTTTATTCGCGCCTTCATAAAATCTGCACTAGCATATTTAGGTTCATAGCTGAATACTCGACCTGATTTTTTAACCCCAATACCTATAAAAATATCCACAGCGATAACGCTTAATGGCACTTCTCTTGGTCTTCCGTTTTTAGTAGTTTTCAAAACTAAGTATTGTTTATCTAAGAATATCCGTTCCCATTCTAATAAACAGATTTCACTTAATCTCATTCCTGTTTCGAGTGCGATTAGAAATATGCTTTTCAACTCATCATTTAAGAAAGGCAATAGAGTTTCTATTTCAAAATCAGAAATGACTTTTTCCCTATGGTTACTCGCCTTCGGCAGTTTTACGCCATCCATAGGTGATGAAGATAGCCAAAGTTTTTTATCAATACACCAACTAAACATCCCTGAAAGCATAAGAAGTTCGCGCCTAACGGTAGCGGGCACTACCGATTCAAGTCGATATTCTCTGAAATTCACAAGAAACTCTTTATTAACTTCCGATAAAGAAACATCGACGTTCATTATTTTAATAAATTGGTTTAATCGAGTTACTTCTTTAACACCACCTTTCTTATGGATACTGACGGTATCTCTATACTCTTCAATTGCTTGTCTCAAAGTTATGTGAGTAAAAATTTTTTCTTTTTCATTTTTGAGTTGTAATTCAGTCTCATCTGCCCAAGCTTTAGCTTCTTTTTTAGTATTGAATGTTTTACTTTTAGCCGGATGTGGTTTAATTCTTACAGTTGCTGTTATTCGTCCATTACGTTTTTGAAAGGTCGCCATTGTTTAAAATCTTGCTGCACTTTTGTTGCACTTGATTTTAAATTCTATGCAATTTGAATTGCAAGCAAATTAAATACAATTTATAAATCGTTGTTTTTTATAATTATTATTCAAATTAAATTTGATTAAATTTAATAAAAAGCGCTCATCATGTTGCGTCTTTTTCCGCCACCCAAAATCTGCTTAAAGGGGTTATGTCTGGACTTTTAATTGCTGCATTGGTCTGGATGCTACCTTCCGTCAGCAATAAATTCCTAGTCATCTTTTTCATGACTTATCTAATAGGACTAGGCGACTTTACCCATGTGGTCGTTGGCTCTACCGAAATGTCCTATCTGGTCTGGCAAGGAGAAGCTTCTCTTGGTGAATATATGTTTAATTTCCTAATCCCAACCACCATTGGCAATATTATTGGTGGTACAGGCGTGTTTACCCTGCTGATTTATGGTCAAGTGACTGAAGAATTGGAACAATAGCAGGAAACAATAAAACTATTGTTCCTGCTGCCATCTGCGTTGTTGTAGGCGTTCACCTTCAACTTCACGCTTGTTTCTTGCCGACTCATAGAGTTTGGTTCCCTTTAACTCAGGCGGCAAATAATCTTGCAGTACAAAGTGCTCAGGGTAGTCATGAGGATAGAGATAATTAATTCCATAACCTTGCTGTTTCATCAGTTTGGTTGGCGCATTTCTCAAGTGTAAAGGTACTGGTAAATTTGCCGTTTTCTCAGCAAGTTCCAAGGCCTTATTAATCGCGAGGTAAGTACTATTACTTTTTGCACTGGTCGCTAAATAAACTGCTGTTTGACCCAAAATAATTCGAGCCTCAGGCATTCCCACCGCCTGTACAGAACGGAAACATTCACCTGCAAGCAATAGTGCATTTGGATTCGAGTTTCCAATGTCTTCTGAAGCGGCAATCAACATACGTCTTGCAATAAAAACCGGATCTTCCCCACCTTTAAGCATCCGCGCCATCCAGTACAAAGCCGCATCTGGATCACTACCACGAATCGATTTGATAAAGGCAGAAACGAGGTCGTAATGCTGTTCACCCGATTTGTCATAACGCGCAATATTTTGCTGAGCGACTTTTACTACAACCGCATTGGTAATGGTATTTTCAACTTCGGGCTCAAAAGTACTTGCAATTAAGTCAAGTAAATTGAGTGCCTTACGAGCATCACCTGCTGCAAACTGTAAAAGAGCATCATACTCTTCAATATGAATATAGCGTTCTTTTAAAAATTTATCGTTTTGGAGTGCATTGTTAAGTAGCGTCTGAATTGCTTCACTGTCTAAACTGTTTAAGGTATAGACCTGACAGCGTGATAAAAGTGCACTATTGACTTCAAAAGATGGGTTTTCAGTGGTGGCGCCAATTAAGGTAATTTTACCTTTTTCTACAGCACCTAATAATGCATCTTGCTGTGATTTATTAAAGCGATGGATTTCGTCAATAAAAACTACAGGTGTCAGTAAGTCACCACTTTCTGCAATCACTTCACGTAATTCTTTTACGCCCGTATTCAGCGCAGATAAGCTCACAAATGGACGATCTATTGCCTGAGCTAAAAGCAAAGCAATTGTCGTTTTACCGACGCCTGGCGGCCCCCAAAAAATAATAGAAGGCAAATGCCCCTGATCAATCATTTGACGTAAGGGCGCATGTTCACCTAACAAATGATCTTGCCCAATAATTTCAGACAAGTCTCTCGGGCGCAGGCGTTCAGGAAGTGGAATATGGGTGTCTGACAT